TGGTCCTAATCACAGACACCATGTACCATGGTCGTATGGGGGTGGTTCATCAATTCAGATAATTGCTGGATATGGGAATTACCAAGGGGACAACCTAACAGGATATAATGGCACTGGTGCAACAGGTGCTTCAGGGACTGCTGCAACAGGTTCTTCAGGGACTGCTGCAACATCCGCTACAGGTAGTGGTAGCGCACACCCCATTGTACAACCTTATATAGTTACGTATATGTGGAAAAGGACTGCGTAGATAATTGTAGCGATAAAAATAGTATATAGTAATTATAAATGGTGGCTGACGATAGTAAAATACAAACTGTATGGCTAATATGTAAGGAAATGGACCCCTCTCCAAGGTTCTTTAATTACAAGGGAACTTGGGAATCCTTCACAATCCCAGATGAGTTTGAGAAGCCCACTAAGGAGGTATTCGAGGCGAGGTATAAAGAAATTTACGCCCTTGAGCCCAGTAGAAGACTTAGAGAGACTAGAGATAATCTTATAACCCTAACGGATTGGGTCTTAATGCCAGATGTAACAATGAGCGAGGAGAAACTCGAAGAATGGAAGACGTACCGCAAAGCCCTTCGGGACCTTCCCTCTATAACGACACCAACCCTATGTGAAGATGGTATACGACTATGTAATGTCACATGGCCCACAAAACCTCAATAATTGGTTACTAATCATTTTATAAAGTTTTATAAAATAAAATAACATTTTGTAATACTAAATGATTCTATTTCTGATATTACTTTCAGTATGTGTATATATACTATATATCACTACCAGAGATCGTGTTTTTACAGATGAAAATGGAAACGTTGTATCACATAAAGAACTTGAAGTTGAGGAGCAAGAGATTGCATCAAAGTACATTAAGAAAGATGACAAAGTTCTTGAGTTAGGTGCGAGATATGGTACAGTGAGTGCAATTATCTTAGATAAAATAGCAGATACCAAAAACTGTGTAATTGTTGACCCAGATACAAATATCACACAAGCTCTCACGAATAACCTAAACAAATGTGGTTATGAGGATGCACGTATTTTTGTTGGTACGATTGGGTCACATAAAAAGAAAATACATTCAAATGATAGCTACGCAACTTACACCGAATCTTGTGAAGGTGATGAGTGCAACATTGAAAATATGACATATGATAATTTACAACGCAAATATGACATAACGTTTAATACGATAGTTGCAGATTGTGAGGGTTGTTTACCAGAACTTATTGACCATATTGAAGATATGGACCCAATAAAGAAAATTATTTTTGAAACCGATAGAGCTGGTAATGTGGATTACAATAAACTGTATACCAAACTAAACGAACGTGGTTTCAAAAATGTGAGAGAGGGTTTTGTTCAGATTTGGGTTAAATAAAATTATATCTTTTTTAAGAGTCTATCAAGTCTCGGTTTTTCCTTATTCATGAAAACTGTGAGTTGCATAACTTCACCCTCTAAAGTCACTAATCCATGATTTGACTTTTGATACTTTGATATTTGGTCAACCCTAGCAAGATCCACTGGTGACATCTTCGTATTTGGTGTCTTACTGTGGTAGACCGCAAGAACAGCAGCATCCCTCTTCGTCTCCTTTGGAACCACATCACCCTCATGACATATCACAACATGTGCACCTGGGCACCCGGCTACATGCATCCACCAGTGTTTAGGATCACTATTCATCGTAAGTTCGTCGTTTTCTCTCGCGTTTTCACCAACTCGTAAAACAATACCGTCCACGGATTCATATGTCTTCATGTGTGTTAATCGTACAAAATCTTTATATAAAATAAAGTAATGCACGTCGTGTTTCAACCCAGTCCTTCGATCACTCACAAGTATAGAATCACCTTACCAAATAAGAGAGCTATAGACTTTGGTCAGGCAGGGGTTCAATATTTCCCGGATCATCATAACCCCCGTCTTATGCGTGCACAACTTCTTAGGAAAGGTGCTATCATTCCTAAGGAGATGCGAATAGAGAGGGATCAGTATCAGATACAGAGAGATATGCTACAAATCAAAGAAAGTACCCAAGAAGATTGGGAAGATTTCTTCCGGGCTGAATATTGGGAGAGGTGGATATTACATACTTACCCAGACATTAACAAAGCAAAATTATATATGACTATGAGTCAAGGTATACTTTTCATGCCAACAAAGGAAGACTTTTGGTATTGTGACAATAAATATATAGTATAAATATAATGAATTGTACAGTAGATACTACCAGAATTCAACAAGACGATGGAACCATGCGTGGTGTTGAAATTATACCGGAAGGGTGCCAACCTGTGAGTGAAAGTGAATGTTCGTCGGGCTACATGGCCCCATCAAACAATGTCACATTTCCGGGTAACAGCCTAAAACAGTGTTGTAAATGTAAGATCGGTGAAGATTGTCCACTTTGTGCCAACCCCTCTGCATGTACAGAGGATGAGAAGGAAGAGTTTGTCACAGATGATAATTGTTTCGGTCAGACCACTGGGCCTTCCATGGGGCCTTCCATGGGGCCTTCTACCGACACTTCATCTGATACAACTGATATGAATACTATATACATAATTGGTGGTGCTATAGGGGTGTTATTATTAATTGTAACATTTGTATTAATTGCCAGTAGATCCAAAACCATCTGAACCCCTCTCTGTATTCTCAACAATACTAATCTCCTCAATAGGTGGTGTCTCACATTTCTCTAAAACAAGTTGTGCGATACGATCACCCTTCTTCACCTCAAAGTCTTTGTCTCCATGATTGAAGAGAACGACCTTGACTTCACCAGTGTAATCCGGGTCAATAACACCTGCACCAACTTGAATACAGTGCTTGACTGCTAGACCTGACCGTGGAGCAATACGTCCATAACAACCTGGGGGTAAAACAATGGCTATTCCGGTGCCAACAAGTGCGTTACCCGTCTGACATGGTACAATAATGTCAACAACGCTGTAGAGATCATATCCAACACTAGCACCAGAACCACGAATTGGAATAATAGCATCGTAAGCGAGTTTCTTAATACCCAGGCTCATTTCTCCTTTAGATTAGTTTATAATCCTTAAGTCGGTTTGGGAACACCGTGGAGATATACCATTCACATGTCTCATTTTCAGAACGTGAAATATACTATAACTTATACCTCCATACAAAACTAGAGGTACTGCCACAACCAAACCAACTATGTACATGACACTTTAAGATATATATATATAATATTTTAGATTTGTAAACATTTGGGGGGTGGTTCAAACGCTATCTTCTCTTCGAGTTCCTTACGTTGTTTGATTTTCTTGATATCTGCACCTTGACAATCGTGTTTTATCAATTGAATACAACTTGGACAAAAACTACCATTACAATACATACAGTCAATAGGAACCCCGCATTTCTTCCTACAACGCTGACACGGCATTATAATATAACTAGGATAAAGATTTCAAGTGTATTTTATATAAAATGTCTCTCACTTACGCCCTATCTTCCCCAATTGTTCAAAAATCTACTGAGTATGAACATCTCAAGAAGACACTAAAGAGATCTACATGTGGGTATGGGGTAGCCCTATCAGCTTCCTATTTCATCGCTCAAGGTGCTGAACAAGGTGTCTCTACATCTTTAGGAGCCGCAGCATCTTATGCTTACGTTTGTCTACTTTCCGACCGAGTTGATAACCTAAAAAAAAGTGCCATACAGAATGAGTTCTTAGCACCATTGGGTGCCGCGGCTTTTGAAGTGTCGTGGAATAATGCACCTTTCGCTTTTGACTTTGATTATGGTGCTACTTTTATAGGATTTCTAGCTTACAAATTTGCACTCTCAACAGTTCTCTATGAAACTGTACGGAAAATGATGATTGAAGATGGTGAAGCTGCTTATGACACCACCGAAAAGGTCTATAATGATCTTGATATTGATGTTTAAAGAATATTATTGTTATCTAAAATATGAACTGGTGTTTGAGTAAGAGATCATTATCAACTGTTGACGATTCTACCCCAGTTTTCAGTTTAGATAATTATAATGGGTATGCTAAAATAACAAGTGTGTATGACGGAGATACATTTAATGCGGTTATCATGAAGCATGGGCGTGTTCTAAAATTTAGGTTTCGCACACTCGGATACGATTCGGCCGAGATGAAACCTAGTCTCGCTATGGAAGACCGAAATGAGTATATTTACTTAGCCAAACTCGCCCGTGATATGTTTAAACAAGAGTGTGGTTTTGATGATCGCATGGTCCCCCAATTATGGAACCCATTCATGTGCAGAAATAAAGTAAACGGATGGGTGTGGATACA